GCATTAGGGACGTTGAAGTTACTGCTGAACTGTTTGTTCGGCTTAGTAGTGATGTGGCTCAGAAGGAGTTTAGCCAAGAGAGTGTCGAACTTGAGCACAGAGTAGCAGCTATCATATCGGAGCAGGAACGAAATGGATTCAAACTTGATCAAATCTATGCAACCTGTCTACTTACTGACATCAAGTCAAAAGTGGCAGGAATATATGAACAGATGCAACAGCGATGGCCCCCAGTCACAGTCGAAAGATTTTCTGACAAAACAGGAAAGAGACTCAAGGACAGCGTGGTTACTTTCAATCCGGGAAGCAGACAGCAGATCGGAGAGCGATTAAAAGAACTCGGGTGGAAGCCCAAGGAGTTTACAGAGACAGGACAGCCAAAGGTAGATGAAACTATCTTAGCTAACATCAAGATTCCAGAGGCTCAGGTCATTGCTGAGTATCTGATGCTACAGAAACGTATCAGTCAGATTGAGTCATGGATGGAAGCTGTTGGCAAGGATGGTAGGGTTCACGGTAAGGTCATCACTAACGGTGCTGTTACAGGACGGATGACACACAGTAGCCCTAACATGGCTCAGATCCCCAATGCAGGTTCCATCTATGGGCCTGAGTGCAGGGAGTGCTGGACTGTTGAGGATGGTAATGTGTTGGTAGGTTGCGATGCTTCAGGTCTGGAGCTTCGTATGTTGGCTCACTATATGGAGGATGAAGCGTATGTCAGAACTGTCTGTGAGGGATCATCTAAAGATGGAACGGATGTTCATACAGTTAACCAAAGAGCAGCAGGACTCGCTTCTAGAGATAATGCAAAAACTTTTATCTACGCCTTCCTATATGGAGCAGGAGATGCGAAGATTGGTAGTATTGTGGGAGGCAGTGCAAGAGATGGAACAAAGCTCAAAGCCAAGTTCCTCGCGCAAACACCGGCCCTTGCTAAACTTCTTGGCCGAATCAAAAAGAGTGCAGCCAGAGGATTCTGTAAAGGACTTGATGGGCGATGTATTTGGATTCGCTCAGAGCATGCCGCCCTCAATTCGTTACTCCAAGGTGCAGGAGCCATCGTAATGAAGAAGGCTCTCGTGCTCTTTGATGACAAACGTGAGGCTAATAACTGGCCTGTGAAGTATGTCGCTAATGTCCACGATGAGTTTCAGATGGAATGTCCTAAAGAGATTGCTGATGAGGTAGGCAAAGCTGCTCGCTTGTCCATCATTGAGGCAGGTGAGTTCTACAAGCTTAGATGTCCTCTCGATGGGGAATATAAGATTGGAAGAAATTGGAGAGAAACACATTGACACTGCTGAAAAGTAGTGTATAATATAGGTATGGACGATTGGTGAAATTGGTAAACACACTTGATTTAAGCTCAAGCGCCTTTGGTTTCAGGGTTCGAGTCCCTGATCGTCCACCAAACATGACAGCACGGAAAGACGGCATTAACATTTGAATTGAAGGAAATTAAATCATGGATAACAAACCAGTCAAAGTATCGGGTCAAATCTTCTGGGCTAATTGGATGAAGGAATTCAACACCAAGTTCAACGAAGACAACACCAAGTATGAGTGTACAATCGGTATGCTCTCTGACAAGGCTTGTGAGGCTCTGAAGGAGCAAGGCATTATTATCAAGAACAAGGACACAATGGGTAACTACATTGTTGGTAAGTCCAAGTTCGTGTTCGAGCCTGTGGACTCTGACGGTAATCCTGTGGACATTAGCAAGATCGGTAACGGCACTAAGGTGACTGCTTTGGTAGGCTCCTATCGCCACAAGATGTCAGCTAAGTACGGTGCTGCCCCTAGCATCAGCAAGATCATCGTGACTGAACTGGTTGTCTACGGTGGTGACGCTGGTGATGACAGCGAAGATGACATCCTCTAAAGAACCTAAGATTGCTCTGGTCGATGCTGACTTTCTTGTCTACCGTATTGGATTCAGTACGGAGGGTGAGCCAGTCGGCATCGCCAAGGCACGATTAACGGAGTGGTTAGAAGACTTTATCTATGTGAATCTCAAGGCTGATGAATACAAAGCTTGGATTACAGGTAAAGCTAACTATCGTTATGACATTGCCAAGACAGTTCCTTACAAAGGCAACCGTAAGGATGCAGTTAAGCCTAAGCACTATGCCGCCCTACGGGAGCACCTAGTCAAGAGGCATGACGCTATCCTTACAGTTGGTGAAGAAGCTGATGATACCGTAGCCATTGAGTCCACTAAGCTCTTGGATGAGTGCTGGATTGTTCATGTGGATAAGGACTTGGATCAGCTTCGAGGGTGGCATTACAACCCTGTAAAGGATGAACGGTACTATGTTAGCGAATTCGAGGCTTATAAATCGTTTTGTGTTCAACTGCTTACAGGTGACAGGACGGACAACATCCCCGGCTTACAAGGCATTGGCCCGAAGAAGGCTGAAAAGGCTCTTAAAGACGCGAAGACTCAGGAAGAACTTCTGGAAGCAGTCTTTGAGAAGTATCAAGAACTGGGACATACGATTGAGTATCTTAAAGAACAAGGACAGCTCTTGTGGCTGAGACGGTATGAAGGAGAGTTATGGCAACCGGACGTAAGATTACTGCCAAACAAGTTGCAACGAAGTACGGATTCCGAAGTGGACTCGAAGAGCGCATAGCGGAACAACTGGATCAGTTAGGTGTTGAGTATACGTATGAGAAGGTAAAGTTGAAATACATTCGACCTGCTTCTGAGCATATCTATACACCTGACTTTGTGCTTGCCAATGGTATCATCGTGGAGACTAAGGGGAGATTCCTTTTAGCTGACCGCATGAAGCACCTGATGGTTAAGAAACATAATCCAGACTTAGATATTAGGTTTGTGTTTAGCAACTCTAATGCTCGGATCAGCAAAGCTTCTAAGACAACATATGCCATGTGGTGTCGTAAGCATAACTACCTTTTCTCTGATAAGGTAATCCCACAGGAATGGATAAATGAACCCAGTAAAACGTAGCCTAAAAGAAGCTAAAGAGTTAAATCTTATACGCTATTGGACAGGGGAGCCTTGTGAAGCGGGACATCTTGCTGAACGGTATGTATCCTCTAGACATTGTGTAGTGTGTCAAAAGGAACGAACTGCTAAGTATCAGAAAACTCAAAAGGGAAAAGATAAGAGCAGAGAACTCCATCTACGCAACACATACGGTGTTTCTTTACAAGAGGTTATGAGTGCTCAAAACTGTGAGATATGTTTTACTTCTCTTGTTTCTGAAGGAATGTCAGGTAATTCTGTTTGCGTTGACCATGACCATAAAACAGGAGCTGTGAGGGGATTCTTGTGTAATAACTGTAATAGAGGATTAGGTATGTTTAAAGACAACAAAGATTATCTAAAAAGTGCAGTTTCTTATTTAGATAAGTTCGCTGATAAGACAATACCTCAGGAGTGGTTAAATGAATGTTGAATTTCTTAAAGAGAACGAAGACGGTAGCTTGAGTTATACCTTTGATTTAACAACAGAAGAGGCTGAGAGTCTTCTTCGGGTAGGTATCTTAGAGGCTATCAAAGCAGGTATTCGTGCAGGTGATCAGTTGAAAGTGGATGGTGAAGATGTCAAAAGTTAAGGTAATCTGGTCAACCCCTGAAGGTGAAGACCTAATCGCTTATATGGCAAGGGTATCAGCACCTGAGAATCAAGATAACAAAGAAACTGCCCCTAAGCTTGTGAAGTATCTGATCAAGCATAAGCACTGGAGTCCCTTGGAGATGGTAAATGTGTGCATGGAGATTGAGACCACCCGAGACATTGCTCGGCAGATCCTTCGTCATCGTAGCTTTAGCTTCCAAGAGTTCTCTCAGCGGTATGCTGTTGCTCAAGACTTTGAGTTGTCTGAGGCACGGCTACAGGACAGTAAGAATCGACAGAACAGTCTGGTGACAGATGACCCTGAGATGCAACACTGGTGGACGGCTGCTCAACTTCGAGTACAGTCGGATGCTGAACTGATGTATCAATCAGCGTTGAAGATGGGTATCGCTAAAGAGCAAGCTCGTAAGCTACTGCCTGAAGGTTTGACTATGAGCAAGATGTACATGAACGGTACACTGCGTAGTTGGCTTCATTATGTGGATATTCGCTGTGATGCGGCTACGCAGAAGGAGCACCGAGAGGTTGCTTTGAAGTGCCGTGATGAATTGACCAAACTGTTTCCTAATGTGATGGAGGTAATGAATGCTATTTGAAGAGTATCAAGAACAGGCTTGGAAGACAGCCTTAGAATCCGCTAAGAACCCTGCTTACATGGTGGCTAATCTGACCTCCGAAGCTGGTGAGGTAGCAGGTAAGTATGCCAAATGGATTCGAGATGGTGTCTTGGATGAGGTAGGTATGCAAAAGGAAGTAGGTGATGTGCTGTGGCAGATTGCAGGCTTGTCCACAGTTATGGGTTGGAGCTTGGCTGATCTGGCAAGTAAGAACTTACAGAAGCTTACAGCACGACAAATGAACAATACCTTAAGTGGTGAAGGAGATGAGCGATGATTGATACAGAAGACCAAACAGCATATTCTTTTAAGTACACGGACTGCGAAGGTAAGACATACGGTGCTACCTTTGAACAGCCGGGGCCAACATGGATGGAGGCATTGGATGACTATGTACGCTTCCTTGAGTCCATTTACAAGTATGATATTCGCTCTAAGGTGCGGATTGAAGAACCTATTTACCTAGAGGCAGTGAAAGCGGAAGAACCAAGTTATATTGATCCTTGGACAGGTAAATACTTTTCAAAAGAAGTAGAGCTTCCTGATGAATTCTGGTGGGATGAAGAATGAAGATTCTAGTAATCCCTGACTGCCAAGTCAAAGAAGGGGTTCCTTTGGATCATCTGGAGTGGGCAGGTAAGGCTATCTGTGATTATCGACCTGATGTTGTAGTTAACATAGGTGACTTCGCGGATATGCCTTCACTGTCTACCCATGATGTGAAGGGATCTAAATACTTTGAAGGTCTTCGGTACAAGAAAGATGTAGAGGTGGTTAAGGAGGCTATGCAAAAGCTTCTGAAGCCTCTGCGTGACTTGCAGAAGACTCAGAAGGAAACCAAGCACAAGGTTTACAAGCCTCGTATGGTACTGACTCTGGGGAACCATGAGAATCGTATCAACCGGGCTGTGAACAACAATCCGACACTTGAAGGACTTATCAGTGTCTATGACTTGGACTACGATCAGGATTGGGAAGTCCATGATTTCCTACATCCTGTATTCATTAACGGTGTTGGTTTTAACCACTACTGGCCTGTTGGTGCTATGGGCCGTCCTGCTGGAACTGCTTCGGCTATTGTGAACAAACTGCACATGAGCTGCATTGCAGGGCATCAGCAGGGTAAGCAGATTGCCTACGGTAAACGTGCTGACGGTACGCCTATCTGTGCTATCATTGCAGGTAGTTATTATCTGCACGATGAGGACTACATGGATCAACTGAGCAATCGTCACTGGCGAGGCTTGTTGATGTTGAATGATGTTAAGGATGGTAGCTTCGATGAGATGCTTCTGTCCATCGAATACTTGGAGCGTAAATATGGAAAACAAGTGTAATACCTGTTTCTATGCGTTGATGGATCGAGACTTAGAAGCACCTTGTATTACCTGTACAGGGTACTCTAACTATGTTAAAGGAACAGTTTATATGACCCAAAGCCATGCTTCTAAGACTCTTAAAGAAGCGATTGATGACTGGTACAAGGACGAAGTGGATCAAGTTCAGGAAGACTTCTGGGTGTCTTACAAAGGCATTACCCATGATCCAGTGGAGAAGCCTAAGCACTATATGCTGTTTGAAGCAGCAGAGCTGCGTAAAGAGGAAGGCATTGAAGTGCGGGATGTTCTCAAGAAACTAGCATCCAAGTTACATGCCTTTGGGCCTATGTTCATTGCTGACTATGTGCAGATGATGCAGTACGGTATGCGGTTCATGGACAAGAACGGGCTAGAAGACTTGAAAAAGCAACGATGGTATTTGGATAAGATGATCGAAGACTATGAACATCACATTTGAAGAACTAAAAGAGAAGCTTCAAAGGATTGATGAGGTCACACTGCTGGAGTTACTAGACATCCACACTGATGACCTCATCGAACGCTTTGAGGATTTCATTGAAGATAAACAAGAACAACTGATGAGAGAGATTTACTGATGCGTAACCTGTTAACTAAGAAGACAGCGTACACCTTCGACTATCCAGAGGCTTTGGCCTTTGCCGATAAACAGAACGGTGTATTCTGGACATTTGATGAGATTGATCTGGAAAAAGATGTACACTCAATTCTTACCGACTTTACTCCTGCTGAACGTCATGGCGTTACTACTGCACTTAAACTGTTCACGAAGTACGAACGGATTGTTGGAGATGAGTATTGGTCTGGTACTGTTAAACCTAATTTTCAGCATCCTGACATTGGCCTGATGGCTGATGCCTTTTGCTACTTTGAAAGCAATGTCCATGCACGATTTTATAACCGCATTAATGAACTTCTGGGCTTGGCTACTGAAGAGTTCCATCAATCTTGGCAGTATGATCCTGTACTGGCTAGCCGTGTCGGGTACTTGGATGCTATTGCTGGTAGCCGTGATATTCCCCTTTCCTTGGCTGTCTTCTCCATGATGGAAGGTTGTATCCTTTACTCTAGCTTTGCTTTCCTGAAGCACTTCCAGAGTAACGGTAAGAACAAGCTAAGCAACCTTGTGGCAGGTATTAACTTCTCCGTGCGAGATGAGAATATCCACCATGAAGCAGGTGCTTGGTTGTTCCGTACATATATGGAAGAGAACAAATTGGATAAGGAATGGATGAAGGATCGGGTTGTGCAAGCTGCTAAGGCTTTGGTTGACCATGAGCATCGTATTGTTGACCTGTTGTTCTCCCAAGGGGACATTGAAGGTATCAATGCTCCTGCCATGAAAGCCTTTGTCAATGCACGAGCTAATGTATGCTTGAACAATTTGGGCTTTGACAGTATCTTTGATGAAACTGGTGATACAATCTCTGAGTGGTTCTACTTGGGCATTAGCTCCAGTACAATCCATGATTTCTTCGCTAAGGTGGGAAATCAGTATAACCGTAAGTGGAACGAGAAAGGCTTTGTATGGTGAGTGCAGTTTTGGACAATAAGTATGAGTTCTTGAGCGCAGAGCGTAAACGACTCCAGCAGCAAGGGTTGTTACCAAATTGGTATCAGACAGGTGGTTGGGGCTTGTTCAAGAGCAAGTACATGGAAGGCTCAACGAGCTTTAAGAACCGTGTGGAACAGATCGCTGCTACAGCGGCTAAACATGCACCTAAAGATGGAGTAGATTGGTATGCTAAGTTCTTTGAAGTTATCTGGAATGGCTGGCTCAGTCCTTCAACGCCTACGCTGGCTAATCTCGGGACTAATAAAGGTATGCCTGTTGCTTGCTCTGGTCAGTATATTGGGGATAGCGTTGCTGACTTTTATGGTGAACTCCTTGATACAGCAGTGCTTACAAAAAATGGTTTCGGTACTTCTGGCTATCTTGGGGACATCCGTCCTCGGGGTTCGCAGATCGCGACTGGAGGCACTGCATCAGGCGTTCTACCAGTTTTTCAAACTTACGTAGATGCAATGAAGCGTGTTACCCAAGGGGTTGCACGGCGAGGAGCTTGGGCAGGTTATTTACCTATTGATCATCCTGACTTCAACGAGTTGGCTGATTGGGTGAAGAATAACCCTGATGATGCTAATGTAGGCTGGACGATCAGTAAGGACTTCATGGAGTCTTTGGATAGTGGTCATCCTGAAGCTATTGAGCGTTATCAGAAGGCGTTGAAGCTGAAGATGTTGACAGGTAAGGGTTACTTCTTGTTTACCGATAAGGTTGCAGATGCCCGTCCTGAGACATACAAGGCTCATAACTTGGATGTTAAAGCTTCTAACCTGTGTACAGAGATCATGCTGCACAGTGGTGAGGAGGAGACATTTACCTGTATCTTGGCATCTATGAACTTGGAGAAGTATGATGAGTGGAAAGACACGGATGCTGTATTCACTGCGACAGTATTTCTTGATTGTGTTGTTAGTGAGTTCCTGTCGATGGCTTCTGGCAAAAGAGGCTTTGAAAAGGCGGTGGCGAGCACTGAAAAGAGTCGTGCGTTAGGCTTAGGTGTGCTAGGGTGGCACTCCCTGCTGCACAAGCGTATGATTCCTTTTGAGAGCTTCCAAGCTCGGAAACTTAATGTGGAGATCTTTGATGGAATTAACAAGAAGTCAACAGAGGCAAGCAGGTATCTTGCGGGACAACTTGGAGAGCCTGCTTATTGCCAAGGATTTGGAGTACGGAATACACACCGCCTTGCTGTTGCTCCCACCATGTCAACAAGTCAGCTCATGGGAGGGGTATCTCAAGGTATTGAGCCTTTTATTGGAAACGTATTCGTCCAACAAGGAGCAGGTGGAGAAACCATCCGAGTAGTACCTGAGCTGTTGGAGATCATGAAGCGTGAAGGTGTGTACAGTCGTGAGACATTGCTTGAGATTGCAAGTCACGATGGTTCTATACAGCATGTGTCATGGATGACTGAAGCGGAGAAGGAAGTGTTTAAGACAGCGTTTGAGATTGATCCTTATGTCATCTTGAACCAAGCGTCTGAGCGTCAACTGTATATCTGCCAAGGTCAATCCATCAATCTGTTCTTCGGTGCAGATGATCCAGAGGAGCATATCTCTGCTGTTCACAAGGCAGCGTTTAAGGATAAGAATATCTTGAGTTTGTATTATATCCGCACAAAAGCAGGAGTTAGTGCAAGCTCAGGTGAATGTGTCGCTTGTCACGCATAACTAGGAGATTGCATGAAGATTGTAGTCTACAGCAAGGATAACTGCCCTGCATGTACGGCTCTGAAGGCTCGCCTGACTAAGGATGGCGAGTCCTTTACAGAGATCAATGTAGGTAAAGACATTACCCGTGAGGAGTTCCTAGAGAAGTTCCCACAGGTGCGTATGATGCCTCACATGGTATTTGAGAATGACGAATAAGGGAGAATATGGCAAGTAAACAAGCAATGAACAGAGCTATTCCAGCTAAGGAACTAACTCCTCGTGAGAAGGTCAGTAACAGCTTGAAGTTGAAGTTGGATGACATGACAGTTATCAAACCTAAGACTGAGAAGCAGATGGATTTCTTCGAGGCTTATCAGGCTAGTAACTACTTCATGGCACTGCACGGAGTAGCGGGTACAGGTAAGACATACATTGCCTTGTATAAGGCTTTGGAGGAGGTTATGGATCGTAATAATCCCTTTAACAAGGTGACTGTGATCCGTAGTAGCGTTCAAGGCCGTGACATGGGATTCTTGCCGGGAGATGCAGACGAGAAGATGGAGGTGTACATTCAACCCTATCGACAGATCTGTAGTGACTTGTTCAAGCGTAAGGATGCTTGGGATCGACTGTCAGAGCAAGGACACATTGAGTTTGTGTCTACCTCGTTCATTCGAGGGACTACCTTCAGTAACAGTATTATTGTCGTGGATGAGGTTCAGAACATGACCTTCGAGGAACTGGATACCATCATAACCCGTGTTGGTGACAAGTCCAAGATTATCTTCTGTGGTGACTACCGACAGACTGACCTGAAGAAGAAGGATGATAAGAGTGGACTATTGAAGTTCTTTGACATTGCTGCAAAGATGAAAGAGTTTGTTCGTATCGAGTTCCACATCGAGGATATTGTTCGTAGCTCATTAGTTAAGAACTATATTATTGCCCGTGTCAAATATGAGGATGGAGAATAATGAATAAAGCTAATGAAGGAATGGAAGAACTAATGATGATGATGCCAGAGCAAAAGGGATTGATCCGAACAATTACCCAACAGATCAACACTCATTTGGTATTCATTGATGATGACATTACCTCCCCAAGTAACTACCGTGATGTGATCCATTGCCTAGCTACCTGTGGAGAGAATGATTCAGTTAACCTGTTGGTGAATAGCTCAGGTGGTCGTACAGACTCTATCTGGCAGATCATTGAAGCCATGAAAGGATGTAGAGGTGATGTTAGTGTTACGGTTATTGGGGCTGCGTATTCAGCAGCTAGTATGTTGGCTTGTATGGCTCCTGAGTGTTATATTGCTGACAGTGCTGAGTTTATGCTTCACACTGCTCATTATGGTTCCATCGGTACTGTGCCAAATGTCAAAGGACAGACTGATTTTGCTACACGGCAGATTAACAAGTTACTCGACCAAGCCTACAAAGGATTCCTGACAGACAAGGAACTGGAGGAGCTTAAGAACGGTAAGGAGTTCTGGTTTGACTCTGATGAGGCTATCCGGCGTATGGGTAAGCGTTACAAGTATCTGGAATCTCTCCAGAATCCACCTAAGCCTAAGAAGGTTAAGGCTGAGACTGTAGAGTAAATGAAAAAGGCCACTAGAGCGATGAACTCTAGTGGCCTTATTTGTTTATAGTTATGGTTTACTGTTATGCGCTATGGTCACAAAAGCAGCAACTGTAGCAACAATCCATAGGACTGGTTTAGCTACCTTGGCTACCCATTCAAGGACGGTAAAGGCTCCAGAGGCAGCGTTAAACGCTTTCACCATGTCCTCCGTGTCCCCTGATACCTTGTCTACCTTAGCTTCTACTGCTATTAGTCGTTCATAGATTTCTTTATGCGATACATCCTGCTGTTCCATGTCACTTCTTTCTATTAACAATATCAAATATCTTCTCTGCTCCTCGACTTGTGAAGTAAGCACCGAAGATAATAATACCCCACTGGCCTAGAAGCTCCACATAAGATTGATTCACATTGAAACCATAAGCTGACATAAGAGCAAACACGACATAAGCTGCGAAAATAGCTACGAGAGCTAATGGGCGAATGTTCTTAGACAACCAAGAATCACTCGCCATGTCTGCTGTCCAGCGTTCGGTAATGTTATTCTGGTCAGCCTCGAACAGTTGAGTATCGTTAGCCATCCTAGCCAATTCACCATCCTGAGCCATCTGCGCCAGCCTCAACTGAGCTTCAGCCTTTGCAGTAGGGTCAGGGATTAACTTGTCAATTAGCTTATTTCCAATACCTAAGATTGAATCCAACAACATCATAATTTATTCCTATCTATGTTTAAGACTCGAGCTGCTTCTCTCTTGCTATAAAAGCACTGTCCATTGACTTCAAGAGAATGACACTGTACTCTATCTCCTCGTTTAAAAGATAGAGAACTGTTCTCGCCTGCTGTTACAAGTTGAAGATTGGATACATGATTGTTACTTTTATTTCCATCAATGTGGTCAACGGTATTTCCTTCTCCTGAAAGTTTAAAACAGTCTGCAACAAGCCTATGGATAGTTACAGTTTTATTTTTATAGTTTCCAATAGAGATATTAATACGAAGATAGCCATAGCGATCTACTCGTGGTTTTCTTAGTTTACCAGAAGGGCCTTTTACAGTTCCTTCTTCATTAACAAAAATATTGTATATCGGATGCTTTACCCAATTCATGTCAGTTCCTTAAATGTATTTTGCACGGTGTAATTCGATGTGCGGCCCATCGACAAAAGATACCCAGTCTATCCCGCACACAATAGGTATGTCAAGTTCTTTTGCAACCTTTTTAATATGATCCGTGACAATCCTATAATACCGAATGTCCCAAGTGATCTCACCATCCCTGATTACGGCAATGTCTACAGCCTTGCCAGTGAGGTGTCGGCTGTTCATTGTCTGTGACTTACCTGCATCAAAGAGAGCCTTTTGGCGCTCCTTGGTGCGTAAGCCTTCAGTGATGGAGAAATCCAAAGGACTATCTGTGATGGCTTGATTAAACACCTTCTGTAAGTCTGGGTGGACTTGAGCAAGGCGTTCTGCGCTTTTAGTTCCAAATGAGAATGTCATTGTTATCTCCCATATCCTTCCAGTAAAGCAGGATCATACTGAGGCTCAGGACGCTCACGTTCTTGTGCTCCAATCATCCCGCCTGTGAGTGCTCCAAACAACCACGAAGAAGAACTATTCTTCATTACTTGGCCCATCAAACCCATAGCTCTGTCAGTAAAGCCACGAGTCTGTACTTCGCTCATAAACTTAGCAGCTTCTTCAAGAGCTTTAGGATTCAGCAAGAACTTCTGAACTTCCGCAGATTCGTTATCGTCTGCTGTCTTCTGGAAGAAACGTCCCAAGTGGTTAATAAATACACGAGGAGCAGTCATAATCTGATTACGGAATTCACCAGCAGTAGTAGCTGCCTTAGTTCCTGTCATCTCTTCCCACTTAGACTTACTGATAGTGTTAATATTGATTCGCATAGCAAAGGGATTATCCTTTAAACGCTGAGAAGCTTCAACAACATCATTTAGCAGTTTTGTTTGAGGAGCACCAAAGACCTTTTCAAAAGCTTTTTGGTTGGCCTTAAACAGTTCCAAACGATCGCCGGGAGCGTTCAGGACATCATCCAGCATAGCTGACTTAATACCTTCACGAGCAACAGCATCTTTACCTGCAATTTGTAACAAGTTATCCAGTTGCTGCGGGTTAGACAAAGCTGTACGCACAACACCTCGGATACCATCAGTAGCTCCGTAGGATTGAGTCCAGAGATTCTCAATCTTATCAATCTTAGCCTGCTTTTCAGCATTCAAGATAGCAGTACGGTTATCCCTCAGTTCAGATACTCGGGTAGACAAGCTTTGCAAACGATCTCTCAAGCCGGGAACTTGGTCAATCTTGTCCTTGTTCTGAGCCAGATAACGCTGTAATTGAGCAGGGTTAATCTCACCTGTATTAGTATTGATGACAGAACGATTCTTACTTAAATCCCATAAGAAAGCATCCTCAACAATCTTAATACCTTCAGGTGAATCACCAACTACAGCCATAATCTGTTTCAAACCATCTGAAGATTTTGTAGCTTTAGGGACTACATTATCCAAGAAGGTAGCACGATCCACTTGAACCACACCTGCTTCGTTAAAAGGCAAGCCGATACGAGTAGCATACTCTTTGTCGATTGCACGATAAGGTGCGCTAAAGGCAGGATCAACTGTATCAATAGCACCGTCTACCTGACGCTTAAGTTCAACCAACATACGATATTGATCTGAACCCTTCTGAGCACTTCTCAAAGCTTCATTTGTCTCGCGCTTCAAGCTGTCCAGAGTCTTGAGGTCAACATCCTTGGTAACACCCGCTTCCTTAGCAATACGATACTTTTCAGAGATCCGAGTAGATGCTGGAGATTCAGGTCTAAAAGCCTGTTTAATCTGCGAATACAACTTAGGAAACTTATTAAAGACATCCTGATTAGTTGTATCTGTAACAAAATCTCGTAAAGCCTTAGCAGATTCACCGGGGAGAACAATACCAGCTTCCTGAGAGTTCTCAATCAGTTTATTATACTTAGGGCCAATCTCTTTCTTCAATGCTGCTTCTTTAGCAGAAATGAGATTAGTTAAGCGAGAGCCAATGTCTTCAGAACTTGGGCCTTTAGCAAGACCTTCAGACAGTTCAAGAATACGATTATTAATATTCTCTAATCCAACTTCACGGCGAGCTGTAGACTTAGCAGCATCGGCAACAGCCTGAGCATTCTTCTGGCCAGCTTCAGTAGCCTTACGCTTAACGTAGGCATCCACTTCCAACATGCTAGGAGCAAGTTTACCTTTGATTGAAGATAACTGCTGTTCAGCTTGTTCGTACTGTCTCTTAAGAGAAGCAGTAAAAGGAGAATTATCACCTTTAGCAATCTGGCTTTGGAGATAGCTGGATATTGTAGTATCGCCATTAGACGAAGCCAACATAGGCAAAGCAACACCTGTAGACTGCTCAATCTCGGTAGCTCTGGCAATATTACCTGCTAAGTTAGGGTTTGCTTGCAAAGCTGTTAAAGCCTGACGAGAAGCACGACCAGAACCTGCCAACTGAGAGACTTGATTAGCTAAATCTTTAGTTGCTGAGAACACGCCGCCCACTTGAGACAACTCTCCCAAGTTACGGGCAGTTCCTGCTACCATGCCTGCGCCTAAGCCGCCCAACAAACCACCAACTACTTCACCTGTCTCTCCGTAACCTGTAGGTGCGTTACGAGCACCAAACTCACCAGTAACGCCTGCGATAGCGCCTAAAGCACCTTCAGCAAGTAATTGCTTACCTGAAGTAGGGATAACTGACTGAGCCAGTTGGCCTGCGTAAGGAGCAGCTTTAGAGCCTCGGGCTAGTAATTGAGCACCTCTGGCAACACCTGCCATAACAGGAACAGCAGTAGCACCTTGGATAGCTGACT